GTATGTCATCTCAAAATTTTACATACCGCAAGATGATCATTATGATCTAGCAAAAGATGTAGTGCGTTATTTGACTGACATGGGTCATAGCAGTCAAGAGATCGACAGAGCCTTTGGTGATTTTCCTGAAGTCATGAAAGCCTTAGATGAGTTTGACATGTACAGTCAAGAAACCGAAGATGTCATGGATATGGATCCAGAAGAATACGCTGCCATGGAACAAGAAGACTACCTCGAAGAAAAATTCGGTGGCGATTATTACGAGTATCTAGACGAAGAATAATCGTCAACGGAAACATATATGAATTCACAAGAGTTAATCAAGAAAAATCCTATATACAATGCCACATATGAACAGATGCTAGCCTATCAGTATGGTTACTTAGGCGGCTTCATCTTTAAATCATATGTGCGCAAAAAGCGTCCTAGCGAAGATAGCAATCTATATCAAGATTTGATTCAAAATACTATAGCGCAACCTATATGCCGTTATGTCGTTGATACTATCAATGATGTATTATTTGAGCCTGGCATCAAGCGTGAATTAAAATTCTGCACGCCAGAAGGTAGCCCTATAGATAGTGACAATATAGAATGGGCGCAACTATTTCTATTAGATGCTGATTTACAGAATCGCAGCCTCAACGCATTCATGGAAAGCGTTGGCGATCTAACAAGCATATTCGGATACTGTTGGGTGTTTGTAGACATGGCACAACAAGGTGATGCTAATTTCGGTAGGCCATATGTTGTAGCAGTCAATCCATTACAAGTATGGGATTGGGAATGGGAATGGTTCGGTGGCAAGCCCATGGTCAAGTATTGCAAAGTATTAGAGACAGAAGATAAAGACGATTGGTATATCAAGTGCTATCATCTAGGCACACCTACAACACCTAGTTATTGGGTCAGTTATAAAGTAGGTAAGAATATAAGCAAGAGTGAAGTCACAGAGACAGGTCGTGGAGAATATCCAGCAGGCATGGCAGTACCTGCATTTATAGCATATGGACGCCGTGATCCAAGAAGCATCGACTTTGGTATCAGCGATATTGACGCACCTGTAGATGCACAGCGTGAGCATTACAAATTAGAATGTGAAGCATACACAAGTATACAATTCGCAAAGACTATCATACGAGCAGACAAAGGCGTGAGCATTCCTGTACACGCAGGTGCTATCGTCCGTGCTAGCCAAGGTCAAGTAGAAACTATATCGGTAGATACAGGCGATGTAGATAAGATCATAAAGAAACAAGCAGATTTATTAGAACAAGTTGAAGCATTGACAGGTCTAGGTGGATTGCGTAATAGCAAGAATCAGATCGCTAGCGGTGTAGCCATCATAGAGGAACGAAAACAATTACATAGACTCGCAAAGAGCAAAGCCCGATTGATGGAAGTCACAGAAGAAATGATATTCACATTTGCCGCACGATTCATGAATCATCGTTGGGCAGGAGAGGTATATTATAACACAGACTATGAAGCACACGATACAAACTATAGGCTCGCATTGTTTCAACAGGCTAAAGCATTGGTACAAAACAATCCGATCATCGATAGCCTCATCGCTAGGGAAATCATTGGTATGCTTGCTCCCGCCGAAGCGATACCACAATACGAACAAGCCTACATCGAAACAATAGCAGATCCTAGTGTCAAGACATTGATGACTGAAGAAAACGATCAAGTATTGAGCCGTGATCTTGGTGATCAGATACCAACACCTGAAGATTTCGGTGAGAATCAAGAGATATTCGGAGATGCTACAGGGTATGACTCTGGCGAAGAAGGCGCTGGAGTAGACGATACTGGTATAGGCACACCTGTCGCCTTTACCGGTCAAAGTTATTATACACAGCAAGCAGTGGCAACACAACTTGTTGGTATGAACACAGGCAGGTAATACGGTAGTTACGCATAACTAAAAGAGGAAATATGAACGAAAACGAATTCGCCGGCAACGATACAGCCCCTGATGCAGAACAGGTTACAAATGATGCTGACACTAATGTAAAGGCAGGTGCTATTCGCAAGAGCACCACGCAATCAATATTGAACGCTTTCAGTCAAGCAAGCGGACAAAACTTTGAGAGCGTAGAGGCAGCGTTAGCCTATGTCGCTAGAACTAGTAGTCAACGCGGTGGCAACGCACAGCCAGTGGAAGTAGACGAATCAGACTCACGCATGGGGCGTGAAGATCGTGCTACTGACAATACTGATCTAAGAGAACAGTTCACAAAGTTACAGAGAGACCTCGCAAGTAAAGAGCGAGCCCTCAGAACAAAAGAACTAGACTCAGAGATTCTTCGTAACATGGGCGAGAAATTTGATCCTGATCTACAAGAATACGCATTGCAAAAGATTAAAAGTAACATCAAGATGAATCGTGATGGTTCTTTTGTGATCGTAAATCAGAAGGGACAAGAACGCTATGGTATGGACGGTAATCCACTCACATTAAATGGTCTTGTGAATGAAGTAGCCCAAGGTAACCCTAAGTTATTGAAAGGCTCAAGTTCTCAGACCGGTTCTGGACTACGCATGGGACAAACACAGTTTGCTGGCGCACAACCTGATGCTATACCTGATTACAGTAAAGATCCTGCGGCATTCAATGCCTGGGCTTCTAGACAAGGTCTTGGTAAAGGCATAGGGTTAAAAGGTGCTAAGGTAGGTGTGAGTGTTAGTGCTTTGTCTAAGAAAGTCCTATAAGCCAAATTAAGGAGATACTAAAATGGCATATGTACTAGGCGGTGCAAATAATGAAGCCGATGGCTTCACTACTGCAATCGCAAACTTCGCTCTTCGTGCCATGCACGAAAGCACAGGTCTAGTGGACTATACTACTGTTGTTGCGCCAAATCAAGGTAACCAGTACTTAGTACCACAGTTCGCACCGATCACATATCAGGATTACAATCCTAATACAGGTGCAGCCAACGCAGGTTTCGGAAATGCTCCAGCAGCATTTGAACAGAACCCAGCATTGGGACAGGGAAGCATCACAGCAACTCCAGCAGTTGCAGCCACAGCGTTTGATATTTTCTACGCATGGACTACAAGTTTTGAACTTGCAGCCACACTAGGTGCTGAACTAGGTGAGAGTTATGGTGAAAAGGTAGACATCCGTGTATGTGAAGCCTTTGAATCATTCAAGGCTACACCAAGCAACACAAACTATTCACCAACACCAGCAGACGGCTTCGCCCGTCCTACTGAGTTAGGTGCTATGGAACTAATGTACGCAGGTTTGCCTGCTAACACAGCAGGTTGGACTACCGGCTTCACTTCAAACAGCGTACTTGAATTGATCCGTAATGTCAAGCAGAACTACAAGGTTGCACGCCTACCAGGCGCACCAATCATTGTTCTTGACAGCAACGGTGATGTACAAGGAGGCAATGTCGCAGGACAAGATGGTTCTTCAATGAATCGCTTGCTTGCTGAATTGACTGGTGGTGCTGTCAACAACCCAACATACGGCGGTGGTTCACAAGTCTCTGCACTTGGTAACGAATTGCTAGCGACTGGTAAGTTAGATAATGTCTACGGCTGTAAAGTCGCATTCACTACTTTCCTACCATCAGCAACTCGTCCAGTATTAGGTCAGGGTTCAAACTCAAATGTCCTAGTAGGCGCATACTTCCATGAGACAGCATTGATTACTGTTCTCAAAGAAGGTCTACAGATCAAGATGGGCGAAAAACCAGGAGGCTTACAGATGTGGTTGACTGGTGTCGCTTACATGGGTTCAGGTGTTGCCGATCCAAGACGCGGTGGAGCGATCAACATATTCCAGTCTTAATAATTGAAATAATATAGGAAAAGTTACATATGTCAGTCCCCTATCAACGAATTAGCAATGCAACAGTACAGGACATAATCTTTTATGATCCTGCTGCTGAACGCCGCGCGGCACAGATGCAAGTCAATTGGGATGATTACTTCAAAGTAGGTAGTCAAGAAATCCTTTATCAGATGGAGTTTGGCTGGTGGCCTAAGTATTGCGACACGGTGTTAGGGGCAACATATTACACTAACTTACCTAACGGTGCATTGATCAGTTCATTCAATCCTAGTCTGCTCATCAAAAATGATCAGACATTGATACGCCTTGATACATTCATGGCTGTCAAGATATTCTATGAATCAATCGTATCAGATGTTAGCAATGTCAACGATGTTGATAAAGTTAACTTTGACCACGCATTGCGTAGATATCAGTATGAATGGGAGAAGGCACTACAACTCATGAATTGGTATGATCTAAATCAAGATGCTCCAAATGGTCCAACTACCAAGTTGGAAGAGAATTGGACTGCTGATGTGGATTATTTCAACAATGATCGTAGGTATTTCTGATGAGCAATGTACCATTAATAGTCAAGCAGAATGTTATCGATTACATCAAGGTAGTAACAGATACACTTGTCCCTATCGTTGAAGTATCAGGTAATTATCCTGCAGTAGATGATGTCGTACCATATGGCATCTATGTTGAGGATGTCTCTACCACAAGTAGAGAAGTAAATCAATTAGGTGTCACTAGATGCGGTAGTATCTATACGATGACTGATCAGTTCAATGTTTTATTTGTCAGTATACAAGATGATCCTAAATGGATATATATTGAAGAACGCATACAAAACATGAGTGCTGACGCAGCATTTTTCAATGGCTATTATGAGGTCACATTCACACAGAATATCGTGATAGGTAACCGCAGTGAGAAACGAACCTATAATTTTAATTTAAAAAGATTGAATTTTAATGATTGACGCCACTAACTTAAGGAGATATTAAAATGGCATACATTACAGTAAACACAACGGGTCAATTTCCCGTATTGTTACTGACAACCGATATCGCTAACTCATATGTTGGTGCGAATGGTAATGGTTTTCTAGCAGGCAATCTACTAAATGTAACTTGCTTACAAGATGTGACTATCACTAATAGCACTGGTATCTTTAGTTGGACAGATTTCTGTTCAGCAAGTATCAATAAGGTCACAACACCTAGCGATAATGAGATCAGTACCAATATTGTTATTGATGATGTTGAATTCTTCGGCGACAGTAGCGAGACTGCAAACTCCGCTACAAATCTAGGCGTATCTGGTCTAAGCCAGAGTCGCACAGAAGTCGCTTTTAGATTAAATCTCAATAACAGTGGTGCTAATGCCACTAGTAACACAGCCCCAGGTAATGTTGTAGGAAATGTTCCTACATTCATCTATCACGGCGTAGGTTACATCAGTAGCGTAGCACCTACAGTATCACCAGACAGTCCAGTGTGGGTTTCACCACTCACAATCGCTGTCACAGGTGATATGGGATCAGGTCCTAAACTTCCATAATCGGAAACAAAGAGGGCAGAGCAATCTGCTCTCTTTTGTTTTAGGAGAACAAATGAACAATAACAATGTCTTCCTTAAGACTGAGGAAGAAAAATTACGCAGTCTAATCGCTGATGAAGCGAAACTCATGCCCATGCTAAACAACATGGAACAAACAATACGACAGATGAAAGCCAAACAAGCATTTCGTCTAGCACTGCTCAA